GGTACTTCCTACAATGCATGCGACTTTCTTAATCATTATGGTGGTGCGGGTGTGCGAGTAAATGGACAGTGTAGGGCGAGTTCATTTGCTCATAATTCCGACGATCGTATTAAGTATAACGAAACACCTTTAACGAATTGTCTATCTATAATAAGTGCTCTGAGGCCACAAAAATATGAAAAATTAACGACAACAAAAGAGTATGGAACATGGATACCAACGAACGAAGAATGGGAGACGACTGATAGAGCAAATAAATTATGGACACCAGAAGTGGGGTTTATAGCTCAGGAAGTGAAACATATTCCAGAGTTGGCATTTGCTATAATAGGTGAGGAAATGGTGGATAAAGTCAAATCCATTTCAGAGTCTGTGTATCATTCATTAAGTTCAAACTTACAGAGTGAATACACCGTTCAATATAGTTATAAATTCGAGAGTATTATAACTAACGCACAGTATAAAGAACTTGATACCGATGCTAAAGATGAGTATGACCTAAATGAAATTGAATCGTACATCTCAAATGGTGTTACAATAACTCCAGAAGAATATAATGAACTATCCGGTGAGGGACGTGATTCTTACGAGGCACTCTATAATTATAATCACTATGAGCGATTTAGTGAGGATGAATACATGGCACTCAGTGTCGAAGAGCGTGCTAGTCATGAGAAATATATAAGCGCATACACGAAAATTATTCCCACCCAAACACCACTCTCAATAGATTACAATTCTATATTTACAACAACCGTCGGTGCAGTTCAGGAATTAAACGAAAAAGTTAAAAATCTTGAATTGCGTGTAGCGACACTTGAAGGTAATTAACGTGATGATCGACGATACATTTTATAAGCTACCGTTACACGTAAAATATTAGATCGCCTTGACGGTCCTAAACCCCGATGTAACATATCGGATTTAAAAAAAATACCCTTATTTTTTATCGGTTCGATTGAAATAATACGACTATTGGTTTTAAATTCTGTATGTCCTTGGATAGCTTCGACATTATTATGATTTATATCACTTAAATATAACATAAATGTATAATGACCATCTTCGATAGAATCTGTGTGGTAGCTTCCATCCAATCCACATGTTTGTCCATTTGCGTATACACGTTCAAGTTCTAAGTCCTCCATACTCACGGATTCTTTAATTTTTTTGAAAATAGTTTCAGAGAAATGGGGCACTTCATTTAGATTCATGTGCCAGAATTTTGTATCATCATCCTTTTCTGTATTGCTTATACCACCATAACTCCAATGATTGTTATCGATTATTTTTATTGCATCATTCAATTCAGTTTCTGTCATGAAATCATTATAGACTTTAATAGAAGGCATACATTTCACATGCATAAACTCTTTAATATATTTAAAGTATTTGATTTAATATAACATAATGACATTCTGTATATTTCCAGCTCCATTTGTTTATTGGAAACAAATAGAGGAGCATGAAACTATAAAGAATAAACTATTACCTAAAATACATAGTTTAAAGGAGCATATCAAGTCTAATACCCCCTTTGGAGCGTGTAAATTTAAGACGAGTCACGGTTTGGGTAAAATTAACGACTTTATAAATGATAAATTCATTCACGATGAGTTGATATGGAAACCATTAGGTGTAATGTTAGAAGGGGTATCCAAAAACAATGGTATAAAATTGTTGAAAATGGAGGAGTTCATGTTGAATGGTGGGTGGTTTAATATATATGACAAAGGTGAATTTCAGGAAGTACATGATCATAGAAATTATCCAATTCATCATAATGGTAAAAAATTTTTTCCTTGTTTTTCTGTCGTCTATATATTGAATAATCCAGGTAAAAGTAACGATACGGTATATAAAATGAACAGGTTACCATTTTGTCCGGATCTTTATGAGCATACACTCGATACTTCAGAAGTTGAAAGTATAAAAGAGGGAACAGTCATCATAACATCTTCACAGATGCCACACTTTGTGAAACCAGCGAAAGAATCAGGTAGAGTCACCTTGGCGTATAATATATTCGCCGCTTATCAGGAACAAAAATAAACTCTCACTATAATATAAATGTCTGGTGGTATTGCCCAACTCGTCGCCGTCGGTGCCCAGGATGTGCACCTCGTCGGTCAGCCCGAAGTCAGCTTTTTCCGTTCTACGTACAAGCGTCACACGAACTTTTCCCAAACTGTCGAGCGTCAGGTCATCCAAGGCAACGTCTCGAACAACGGTATGTCCACCATCCGCTTCGAGCGCAAGGGTGACATGCTCAACTATGTCTACCTCATGCCCATCAAGTCTGATGGTACCCAGTCCAACATCGTCCCCGATTGGACCACTGCCATCTCCAAAGTGGAACTCCTCGTTGGTGGTCAGGTGATCGATGATCAGGATTCTACCTACTCGACTCTCATCGCCCCAACCCTTTCGGCGACCTCCTCTGCTAAATCTGTATCTAGTGGTCTCTACACCGGTTCGGCTTCCGAGCGGTTCTACCCTCTCCGGTTCGCCTTCTGTGAGAACTGGCAGACCGCCCTCCCCCTCATCTCCCTCCAGTACCACGATGTTGAGCTCCGCATCACTTGGGGTACCGCCGCGGATGCCTACAAGTGGGAAGTCTATGCCAACTACGCGTACCTCGATACCCAGGAACGTGAGATGTTCGCGGGCTCTCCCCAGAACATGCTCATCACCCAGGTCCAGAAGGCGGTTGCCTCTGGTTCCAAGATCCAGGAGCTTAACTTCAACCATCCCATCAAGTACATGGCGGCGGCTAAGACTGGGGGTGTGACCATGCTCGGTAACACCAACAAGCTCAAGCTCCAGATCAACGGTACTGATGTGGCTGACTACAAGTTTGCGAACCCCAACTTCACTGCAGTCCCCCTCTATTACCACACCTCCCATGGGAGCTCTACCCCCGGTACGAAACTCTTCACGTACCCCTTCTGCCTCGAGACTGGTAAGCTCCAGCCCACTGGTTCGCTCAACTTCTCCCGCCTTGACTCGGCTCGTATCATTAACGATACCCTCAACTCTGACGAGGACATCTACGCTGTGAACTACAACATCCTCCGTATCGAGAATGGTATGGGTGGTCTATTATATTCTAACTAAATAGTAAATGATTTGGAAGGTTGTCTTCCTCTTAGCCATCGTTTTTGTATTGACGTACGATCCTACTTCCAGGACACTCGAAAAATTTGTTGGTCAGCCTACACCACCAACCCAAAAATCTTGTGAAAATACGCATTACCAAGCCGTCCAATTTGCACAGTCACCGTATGAGTGTCCCACACCAGGTAAAGCTCATATGGGTGCAATTGCTTAAAAAGAAAGTGAGACATTACAGTATAAATGATTCCCGTTAATCGAGATACAGTCATGATGATGGCCACTATCGTATGCGCTATAGGTATTATCTTCCTCTTCAAGGAACTCAATAAGACTAGACAGGAAATGAACTCTTTCAAAAATTTCTCATCTCAGGTGGTTCGGCATCTCAGTGCTCCAGAGCCACCTATCCCTGTACCTACACCTGTCCCAGAACCCAAAAAGGAAGAGGAGACTGTGGCCAAAGAGAAGGAATAAACATATCGTCGTACTATAACTTGCGAATGCGCAATGAAGAAGTACAAAGCGATTGCAGTACCGGTTAGCTTCGTCGATGGGAAACCACGGTTTCTTACGGTGAGGGACTGGAGATTCAAGGATTGGATTTTCGTCACTGGTGGCTGCAGGCGGAGGGAGATTTTCAACCCCCTTCGATGTGCACTTAGGGAACTCGAGGAAGAAACTAGGGGTGTTGTATCCCTAAAGAGTGGTGAATACACTGAATTTAAGTTTACCGTAAAGGAGAGTCCAACGGTGGATCTTGAATATAATGTATTTATATTCTTCGTGAATTACTCGAGAACTGAGCAACAGTCACAACTTAAAAAGTTTTACGAGGAAAAACATAAAACAAATCTAAAAAAAATTTTAAAACAACCCATCAGGAAAACATACGACGAAAACGATTATATGAGTTATGATACTCTCGATGAATTCAATTCACGAAAGCGTTGGAATCTCATTATCGATAATGTCATAAAGAATCCTCAAT